TTATTTAGTGACCTCCTTTGTGTCCTTAGTTTCAGGCACATCAAATTTGTTTTGCTTGAAAAATGTCCAAATTGATACGATTGCGGTAATCCCTGTAGAAGTCCAGTAGTTGATGTCGCTATCTGATATTGGTAGTGGTGACTTACCACGCATAGCTAACATTTGATTGACTAAGGATAAGCCCAGTATTACTAGTCGTGCAATCTCCATTTTGTTCACTTTCAACCAAAGTATAATTTTATTCATTATTTTTTTCCCCGTTTAGTGTTTTCAGAGTTTGGTTTAATTCATCAATTTGTACTTGTAAACTATCAATTTTACCTCTTAAAGTGATATTTTCTTGAAGCAGCTGGCCGTTTTGCTTCTGAAGTTCGGTAACTTGCCTCGCAAATTCCGGTTCAGAGTTTATCCTTGAATTTTGCAAGTCACCATTACGCTTAATCCAAGCTGTAAATAAACTCATTAGCCCAGTTACTGCAGCTGAGATAACGATAGAAGTTAAAATCAGATTCACTTCGATCACCGCCCCAGCTGTTCAATTAATTTTCGTTCAATCAGGGAATCCTTAATCCACTGCAGTACCACTCGAATAGTTGTGATGCCACATAACAACGTCATCGCGCCAATATGTTCGTCAATTCCCAATTCATGGAATGCAAAAAGGATTGTCGAAAACAGATATAAAAACGTGAACAATCCATTTCTTATTGTATCTGCATTCCAGGTGTGCAAATCCCACAAAGATACTATCAAGCCAAACATGCCAATTAATCCAATAATTAATGGAATATACGGGTCATCCATACGGATTAAAAAGCCATTAAACGCACGTGGCGGAAAATGACTATAGAATGGTATGAAACCAGCTTGCGAAAATTCAAACCACACTGAAATAGAAACGGCTTCTAAACTGGTGACCAGCCATGATAGATTTTTAAATATATTGTTAATCACATTTCTTAGCCTCCCCCATTAAGATGAGTGCCTTTAATTTGTGCTTATTCAATTATTTGCCTCCTATTGTACATTGTTATTATCTACGGTAGCTGATACCTGTGCTGCCGATGCTGCTGATGATACCTGTGCAGCTTTGCAGGCTGTAATTGCAGCTGTAATTGTATCGGATACTTGAACAACCTGGTTTTGTGTAATCAGTGATTTTACTAGATAATTGCCAGCGTATACAGTTGCTAAGTCCGATGGAATCAATCCATTGTTAATACTATTAATTAACCCTTCTGTTAAAAATTCACTTAAATCAAAACTCATTTCAAAGAACCTCCTAATGCTACAATAGCTGCTTGTATTTTTGCGTAATCTGATTGTGTCAAAATTTCTGATGGATTAGGGCACCAATCAGTAGCTACGCTTCCTTTTTCTAATTTGAGTTCCTTGTATTGCACCCCGCTAATTGTGGCATTTTCTGTAGAGTCTCTGATATTAATATTTCCCCATGTAGCATTAGAGGAAAAGTCATAGGCAGTTATTGTTGAATATCCATCGGTACCAGCAGGGACACCTGTTCCGACACCCAAGTTACCCCTATCATACCAAATCACCAAATTAGCAGTGTGAGTCGTTGGGTTGTGAATGAAAGCCCTTAACGTGGCTTGTTTACCTGATAATGCGCTTAACTCTTCTAAACTAAAAGGGTAAATATTACCACCATCAAATTGACCAGGCGAATCTGGTGCGGTCTGTAAATCTCTACTTGTTCCAGTAAGGAAGTTGGAACCAACAGCACTATTATTAACTTGAGTTTGCAAGCTCTGGAATGCAGGTACACTAATTAACCCAGCATTATCAACAGTACCAGTATCGCCTTTATCACCTTTGTCACCCTTAGCGCCTTGCAATCCCATTGGGCCTGGTTCGCCTTGCAGACCTTGCAATCCTATTGGGCCTTGTGGCCCAGTGTCGCCTTTTTCACCCTTGCCGCTCTTAGCACCTTGCGGCCCTGTTTGTCCCGGTTCACCTTGTGGCCCAATATCTCCCTTATCACCCTTGTCACCTTTTACACCTTGTAGACCAATTGGCCCAGTAGCGGAATTAACGGCGGTTTTGACATCTGATTTGGTGATGTATGGGTTGCCGGTTGCTTTATCAATTGGCGCAGTATCAAAGGTGTTCTTACCCGTAAACTCCTGATCTGAATCCGTTCGTGCTAGATCAGACGGAACCAAACTACTTATTTGAGTGCTTGTTGGGATTGAATCCCATGATGACCAAGTACTTCCAACACAATACCTAATATAAGTGAAATTATTATTAGACGAACTAGCACCTGCGTCTAACCACGCCAGCTGACGCTTACGGCCGCCTACAAAGTTGGAAGCAATTGTCAGCGTTAGATAGGTTGATTTAACTGGAGGCATGTTGGCCGGTTCTCCGTGAAGCTCCGACATCAAAGCAAGTCCTTGTGGAAGAGTATTGTAGTCTTTAGTTGGGTCTTGAGGAATTTCTGAAGCGCTTAAAGATTTTAAAAGGTTGAAGACAGTTCCATTAGCAGTTATCGTTCCGTCATAATTATCATGAATAACTTTACTGTCATCAGCCGGTGTGTAGCCAATTTTATCCTGTTTGGCGTTAACTTCTTCAATTCCCGCTACGTCACTAGCTGGTTTACGCATATCTGTTGTATTAACTTTTGTACTCAATCCATTGTTTAAATAAGTAACAGTAGTGTAGCTACTTAAATCTGGAGTAGGACCTGGGTCACCTTTGTCACCCTTATCACCTTTTACACCTTGTGGCCCCACTGGGCCAATAGGGCCTTGCGGCCCAGTGTCACCCTTGTCACCTTTTTCTTCCTTAATCGTGCTTGCGGCTTTATTCATTGCTTTAACAAAGTCATCAAAAGTAATTGTGGTAATTGTGCTACCGTTAGTGCTCTGAATGTTATTGTCAATGGTAAAAACGGTTGATCCATCACTAGGGTAGATTGACGTTCCAGTACTATCAACCACCCATACCTCGATGGTATAGTTACCAGCTGGTAAACTAGTCATCAAGTCAGCAGTAAATGTAACGGTAACTTGGTCAGGCGTTGAATCCGTTAAACTAGCTGGGTCAACTGTGGCCGATTTAAGATAGCCACTAGCATTGCCCAATTTAACGGTAATCGAAGCGGCATTAGTTAAATCAGTTGCCATATTATTATTGCCACAAATTAACGTGAAACTGGTAGTCGTATCACCAATTTTAACCGTCCGTGGGGACATATCAGTAAAATCAAGCGTTTTCGCCATCTTTAGCTTCCTCCTTTTCAGCCAACTTGGCATTAAGCTGGTCAATTTGAACTTGTGCCATCGCTAATTGCTGGTCTTTAACGGCAATTGCTTGGGCATAGTTACTCGTCAGTTTGCTAATTAAAGCCTGTGCATCGATATTCATTATTTAATATCTCCTATTTGTTTAAATTCGTCTGCTAATTTACTGGCAACCAAAGCCCTGTGTCCAGCATATGGGTCACTAGCTGTCGCCTCATGATAAGCGTTGGTAATATCATCGTTGTTCACGTTGATACTGCCAGAAACGTTATCGTTTGTGCCTTGAAACTTGGCAGTAAACTCGATTCTAGTGGTTGAGTTATCGTTATTTGGTGTCACATAAGTAATACTTATTACATTCATTTTTCCATCTCCAGTTTAGTTAATCTCATGCTTAATTTGCCAATCATCTTATCTTGATCTTGTACTCGCTTGATAAGGATACCGGTCAAGCTGTCTAAGTTAATTCCAGTACCATCTTCATTAAGTAGTTCGGATGGCATACTATACTGTTTACTGCCAAGATTATTAACGTCATCAATCACACCACCATACTGATACTTGTATGTGGCGCCATCGTGAGTATATCGAAACTTTTCTACATCTATTGCATTAAGCAGGCGTGACGATTCAGCGGTGCTTAATGGCGTGACATCATGCTTGATGCTCAATCGTGACGATTTGGTAAACGTCTTGGCTATAACTTCTATATTACCGTGTCCTGGCTTGCTATCGAAATTAATTGCCTTACCATCCAGCATGGCAATTGTATGGTAGCCGTTCATAGCTAAGTTGCCAAATGTAAACGATGCGTCCTGCTTCATCTGAATACCAGCATTAAGATATGCCATGCCGTTTGAAAGGAGTTCATAACCAGAAAGCATCGATACTATTGACTCTGTGCCTCCACTATTGATGTACAAGCCTGTGCCATCAACGTAAGCACGAGATTTAACTAATGATTTGTCAGCATTAAAAATATCAAGCTTTAGAAAAGCTGGTGTCAAAGTCGATTCGGCTACATTTCCAGCATCTGGATGAGCTTGATCGGGAGCAGGAATAAACTGTGTTGAGCTTTCCCAGTGTCCCCATTTATCACCGCCAATTCCGGTTAGTAGCTTGTTATAGTAAATGATGTTTGCTGTTGATTGAATATAGCCATGGGAAATTTGTAGTGAACCAGTACCATTAATCGGTTGAAAATATCCGGTAGGATCATGAACGCTATAAGAACCAGTAAGCTGGCCGTTATCACCTAGATTTAAAACGGGTGTATTAATGACTGCCCCATTAATAACTGAGCCGTCTATTTCTCCGGCACTAATAACGTTGCCTACATCTGGCTGGTAACCAGTAGCTTGAGAAGTTTGTGTTAGCATAGGTGAGCTAAATTCTGCATTGCCATGTCCATTGCCTGACCAATATTGTAATCCAACAGATACAGCATTGCTTGGCGCAACTACATTATCAATGGTTACGTAACGCCAATCCTGTGCTGAGCCAGTACCGTTCCATGTGCTACCAACGGATGCACCGTCAATACGATTACCATTTGAATCAAAAAATGCTAGTGTTAATTGGTACGTTAAGCTAGTGTCACTGCCAAAGTCCGAGAACCATACAGAAGCACTAAATGGTTGACCAGTAGTTCCATTTAACGGGTGTAATTTAGTTTGTGCAAATAGGTTCCAACCTCCAGTAGTACCGTTCCAACCAATGGATGGTACGCCATCGTGAATATTGCCTGGCCAATAACATCCATTGCCGCTTATACTCCACCCAGGGATTACATTCCCGTTACCACCTAATAACGCTGCATTATAAACTAGGTTAGTTACACCTCTAATTGTTAAATTGCTAGCCGTGACAGCACCATATTTGTTTACTGTGAAAGTTCCATTGTTGGTTGTAAACGTATTGGCCGAAATATCAGCAGCTGTTAGTTTTTTATCAACAAGGAGCGTGTCGATATTTGCACTAGGAATTATTACGGGGTTAGTTGTATCAAAATTGATATTATTACTAGATAATGTTAACTGGTGACTAGCTGAAATTAAGGCCTTGCCAGCCTGCATATTAATCTGGGAAAGCAAGTCTCCCTTTGTAACTCTAAGGTTAATATCATTAGCAGTCTGTGTCGTATAAGTTGTAAAGTCACCGTTGTTAACCTTGCTTAAAATCGCGCCATCTGTCTGTTCCTTGTACGTGTTAAAATCCTTAGATTCAACCTTGCTAGATATTGCTTTAGCAGTTGTACCTTGGTAAGCTGAGAAGTCCTTATTAGCCGCCTTGGCGGAAATCAATTCAGCAGTGGCTTGGCTATATGCTGTGAAAGCACCACTAGTAACCATCTGTGCTACTTGACTATCCGTCTGTGTTTTGTAAGTAGCGTATTCTGAGTTAGAAACTTTTGTAGCCAGTCCATTTCCTAGTTGAGCAATTGTTAGAGTTGAGCCGTCTTTTAAAGCAGTCACTGCTTTGCTAGTTACTTGACCATTATTAATTGCCGTTTTCGCTTGGCTAAAGGCACTGTCAGCTGCACTTTGAGCTTTATCAGTAGCGCTAGACTGAACTGCTATTTCCGAATTAGCATAACTAAAGGCGCTGTCGGCTGCTGAAAACGCTTGACTAGCCGTTGAGGCCGCTTGACTTTCAGCGTTTGCGGCACTTGCAAATTTATTATTTACGTTGCTTTGCAAAGCGTTTTGAATCTTTGCTAATTCTTGATTATAAGCATCTTGATATTTCTTATATATTGCGCGGTCAACATCACTGGCATGATTAGGGCCTGCTAGAACGCTAGCCATGAACCTGTTTAAATTGTTGTATGCCGTAGTTAAAGCAGTTGTATCAATCCCATCATCTTTAGCATTTTGTATGATAACGCTATATTGAGATGTTAAACCAGAGAACTGTGCAATATTATATTGCTTTTCAATGACATTCATTAAATTAGGATCATTTAAGTTCGCGACCCCACCCGCGGCATTATCAGCTGCACTTTGAGCCTTATCAGCAGTTTGCTGTGCACTTTGTGCAAGCTTTGTATTTTTATCAACATCAACGCCAAAACTTGCTATTTCTGCCATATTTCTTCATCTCCTTTCTATTTATCCCTTACTTCAATCGGTGTTTTCCATAAACCACGAAATAGATAGATCTGATCATTTACTAATTTATTGTAGTTAAATCCCTGTAAAACAAAAAAGCTATTTGCACCATGATAGACGCCAACAGCTTCCGGCTCGAAGTCATATTTCTCACTGGTTGATTCGTTTAAAATATCTGTTCCAAATCTGTCAGTCGTGTTGACTTGCTTAAACACTAAAGTCTCGGTAACTAGATTAATACATAACAATATTGGTTGATCAACATGATTAACGTCACCACTGTTTATAAATACATAAGGAAAGTAAATATCATTAGATTGCAATGTATTGCTGCCTGTGATGGCACCGTTGTCTGCTGTCTTAGTTGGATGCAAACCAAACTGTGTGACATTAAAACGATAAATTGGTGCCCAAGTACCGTTTTCAACGTCGTCTAGATGGCACACTTCAATTGCTCCAGAAACATTGCTTGTCATTAACCATTTATTTTCAAAATCCACGCTTACACGTCTAAAACCACTAACCGTACATAAATCAGTAACACCTTTTCCTAGGCTGACAACACTATTGGGCTGCCACGTAAACTTACCAACATGATTAGTTGATCCATCTAAGGACTTCATAGCCGTATATATTTCAGGCGCTCCATTAATTAGGTGTGCTCCGAAACTGCTACCATGTCCGCCTCCTTGAACAACCATGCTATCAATAACTGTGCCATCCATGTGCCACCGCACGTATTCAGTGTCTGTTACGGTACTTCCAGAACTTTGTTTACCTGTGTATTCCATCGAACTAATAATCTGGTTATTAACCTCATCTAGCCACTGATATTGCAAGGCTCCAGAAATTTTTTCGCCCCAGTGATCAGCGGGAACTTTTGAGTGCTGTAAATTAAATATCAAGCTGTTTTCGGCCGTGATATCAACCTCAGCCGTGTCTTGGATATAATCACCGTCAATATGACATTCAAAGTGTCCAGTTTCGCTGTTGTCCAAAATGACTTGATAGCCATCACTAGCATGTGCTGTTTCCCAATCAACATCATGCACGCCGGTTGCTAGGTCTGACTTGTACCAGGTAAAACCACTAGGACTAATATAACTAGTAATATTGGTACCGTCAGCCCACACCTGTGCAATGATGGTCTTGCTATCATCAACATCACTCCAAGAAGTGCCAAACGGTGTGATTGCTTTGGCAGTGGCAATTTTCTTACCATTTTTGACGTCATCTAACAATCCCGCAATCCGGTTATTCATTTTATTCAAAAGATCTTGAATATAACTAGGTGTGGTCGGATGGAGCGTCACAAACTCGCCGAACTGTGCTAAATTTTTCGTGTAGTCAGCCTTGCTAGTCGTAACGCTGATAACTCGTGCATCTATGGCGAGTTCTGGGGTCATTTTCCAATCTGTCCCCCTAATGTTGTCCCCGAGTGACGGCTTAAAATCTGCTGTGGGTGTGACTTCGTAGCTAATTCTTGGATGTGAGAACATATCTAATTGCTTTTGACCTAGATTTTTTAAAGCCATATATTGGTCAACATCTGCAAAAGTAGTTGTACCTTCTAGATACGTCCCGTTTTTCCAGTTTGGATTATATAAACAGTTAGCTTCATCGTTCACCAGATAATCCTTGCCGTTATTGACACTGGCAATTGTTTCACCGTTTTTCCCTAAGATATGAAGTTTTGTGACCACGTTGCTATATACGGTTGTTCTAGTAATTCCAGTTAGATTTTTGCCGTAATCAACTACCCAGTGATGCGCGTTAGTACCTAATTTATCAACAATCTGCACAACTAGATCTTTAATGTTGCCGTCAGAATATAACTCTACATATGCGTCCATCTCAACATCAAATGCTACCAGCATAGCTTGTAAATATCCCATGGCATTACTCGTCCCATCAAATTCTGTGGTTGAAAGTAATGCGGATGTAGCTTGGAAGTCAAGTTTCCAATTGCTATTAGTAAATAGCGTGGTGAAGCTGTCCTTTGCATTGGCATTCGTTAAAGTCTGTTTCATCGGAATATAGTTATTCATGTTCGTGATTAAAACATTCTCTAATTCATACGTATTTACATGCCGACCACTTGCATCAGTCCCAGCATCTGCCTCTTGAGATATATACATCACGTAATAATGCTGCGCTGATTCGTCCCAATATAGTAAGTAATTATTGGCTGCTACCTTGTAACTATCAGGGTAGCCTTCTGCTACAGTAATTTCTCCAGTATGGTTCCAATTTTTGCTATTGGCATTCGGATCATTGTTAGTATTGAAATTTTCAACGCCCGTACTAACATCATCAGTCGTGTTATCAGTATCGGCAATTTGCCTCGTAATCGTATCGGCACTGAATGGCGTTGCTCCATTAATATCAGTTACGCCAATAACTTTCGTTTGTGAATCTAAAATAATATATTGTGAACCCTTACTCAAAAATAATCACTTCCTTAATTTTTTATGTATAAAAAGAGAGACTGCAATAGTCTCTCCATTTTTTTATTTAATTTTTGGCGTTAATTGCAATTGGATATCTGCATCCACTATATCACCAGCAAACATCATTTCATTAACTTTTCCACCATTAAGTTTCGGCCAATCAGTGCTTGCCTGAAATCCCGACACCTCGCCATTAACCGTAACCTGCTGGTCTTCTGTATTGATAATAATTTCATCATTTGCGTTGGCAATTGGCTGTGGCTTGGTTTCCTTAACCAAATTAACTTTTTTAATAACTAAGTTACTAAAGCTCAAATATGGTTCGTGGTATTTAACTATTGGGTTCATTGTGTCTTCAGTAATTTGATGCTTCATAGCAACAATTCCAATTCCACCTAGCTGTAACCCACTGAACTTACCAGCGGAATCGTGCCATTCCCCACTTGCTGAATAAGCATACTTTTTATCCTTATAAGGCAAATTAGTTTTCATATTGTAGCGCGTAATTCCCCATGACCAATCGTCACCATTTTTTTCAAGCCAAAGTTTTCCGTAGAAATTGCTGAAAACATCTGTATTGTTATGGTTTTCAACTGTTTTATATTTAGTAATCGTCTTTTTTTGACTGACGACAGTTGTCTTACCCTTTTTACCTTTTTTCTTAGTTTTCACCGTTACAGTTTTTTTATAAGGTAATTTAACTTTTTCATTCTTGCCATTGCCAGCAACATAAAATTGCTTGGCGCCATGGCCGTCATAAAGTGAATGACAATCGCTTCCAGAAAAGCTTCCTCCTGCCTTCTGAATCTGTATATATAAAATTGGGGATCGACCCCCACCTTCATAATTGTCTTCAATCTCTAGTCTAGCAATTGACTGGCCGTTAGGGTCTAGAATCAGATAACCTGCTCGTGCCATTGCTCGTCCGTTGTGTGTTCCAGCGAATTTTCGATGATCAATAAATATTTCTACACGATAGCTAGACAGTGAAGTGGTTGGTCCTTTGGTGTATCTGGCAACAGGACCATACCATGAAGCCACTGTTTTTCCAAATACACGGGTTCCGTCACCATTTGATTTTACAATGATTGCATCAGAAGTGGAATCTAAGGTGCCCTGTGCTTTTATCGTGCCATTATCGGTAATTGGACTAATTACTGTGCTATCAGTTGACCAGTTAGCTAACGTATTCATTGGATCGCTAACTAATGTCTCATACTTAGGTTCTGGATCAGTTAATTCGTCAGCATCATCAGTGCCAATCGCAACTTGCCCGCCGTTAAGCACATAACCGCAATAGTAGATTGACCGTTTCGGTATGATGCTGATAATTGGTTCCGTTGGTGCATTACCAGCTGGTGTAATCTTATTATCAATGCCACCATCTAATTTAATCGTTTGCTTGGGTAAAAACCCCCGTGGGTCAGACATGGTAAACTCCAGCGTAAACTGGACGTCCGTTACTGTGTCGCTCATAAAAGTTGGCGTTGGAATCTGCGTAAAGTGACCGTAGTACGTCACATCGGGATTGATACCAAACACTAGCGGATATTCCGTACCAGCCGGATCATCTAAATTAACAAATACATTAGTTAAATTCTGCAACGTCTGAACATATACGGTATAATCCACGGCCGGCATAGTACAAGGTATAGAAATAACTTTGCTCTCCCATGATGTGCCGTAGTACTCATTACCATACTTATTGGGGATCGACACTACGGATTCCGACATTGCCGGGGCAACTGGTAAGGCAACATGACCCATGACCAAATGCAAATCAGCATTGCTATTGATTCCACAATATTCAAATTCATATTTATTCAATTTTTAACCTCCTAACTCAGTCCTAAGCTGCGATTATATCGATTAGTTTGGATTGTAGCTTGCTGTTTATTCGCATTGTAAACAGCTTGCGGTGTAATACCAGTTGGTTTGGCATCAACTAACGACATAAACCGACTGATCTGTTTTAGTAATTGACTATTCTGGTCAACCAGCTGCTTCATATATGCATTACTGTCACCTTCATTGTTATTAGCGCTAGCTGTGTGCGAGTTGTTTTTTTTGGTTAAATAAGCAGCCGACTTACCAATCAGCTCCCATGCACGACTTGGTTTAGTCAGTGGGATAACAGATTCCATTAAATTACCTTCAGAGATGTTTGCTAACTTAGCCGTGCTACTAAAGCCACCGTTTGCATAGCCTTTAGAACCAGAAACACGGGCAAATGCACTTGCACCAGACCCATATTTAGCCTTCATATAGTGGATACCTGCTAAAAGGTCATCAAATCCATTATAAATATTGTCGTGCCCTTTAAATTTATTACCATTAAAAGTGGAATCAATAGTTTGCACTAACCCTTTCGATGGATGACCAGCCCGTGCGTTTGAATCCCATTTATTAATCGCCTTAGGATTACCACCAGATTCGCGTGAAATAACTCTCATCCACGCTGCAACTTCGGAAGAACTGGCTGAAAATCCGTTAGCCTTCAAAGCTTTTTTAACGTCACTTCGCCAGCGTTCAACCCCATCACCGGCTGGGTTCGACTCTGAACCGTCAAGGCCAAACTTATCAGCCAATTTACTTATCATTTTCCAGAATCCAGAGCCAACTTGGCCTTTAATGCCTTTAGTACTTGTCTTACTGGATTTACCCTTACTATGTGATAGTCCTTTAACAGAACCAAACAATGGTGAGTAACCGGGTACGGATCCGGACAAAGAGTACATTCCAATATTAGGATGTGCAGATGGGCTGAATGCGGAGTAATACTTATCTCCGCCAGCATAAACACCAACATGCTTTCCAGGCCCCCAGAATACCAAGTCACCAGCCTGTGCTTCAGACTTACTGATGTGTTTGGTTTTAGAATATTGTGAGCCAGAAAAATGTGGGTAACTAATCCCGAATGCTTTTTTCAAGGCGTACATAACTAGCCCAGAGCAGTCAAAACTGTTAGGACCATCTGCACCCCATACGTATTTATGGCCTTTACCATATTTCTCAACAGCACTTAACAGTCCAGTGGTATCACCGCCAGCTCCATCACCATTAAGATTGACCATTGACCATAGACTAGACCACCAATTTTTTACATTTTTAGCAGTTTTATCAAACATACCCTTACCGAGATCCTGGAATATACCTTTAGTGCCGTTCTTGGAATATTTAAATAACGATTCCACTGATTTAATTGGATGTTTAATGATCTTCGTTGCAGTTGTAAACAATTTCTTTAACCAACTTGTGTCTTTTTTGACAGTCGAAACTGCTCCAGAAACCGCATCACTGATTCCACTACCAATACCGCCAAAAAATGAACCAATGCCACCAGATGCGAAATGAGAAATACCTAATTGAGGTGCTAATACAGCAGAATCGTGTGCATTTGCTACCTCATCACCAGGCATAAGAAGCGTATTGACATTATTACCCTTCATATATTCCACATTCCCAGTAGCCTTACGGAAAATCAATTCTGGGTTCTTAGCTCCAGGTTCATCATTAACAATGGCTGGTGTGACACGATCAATTGACTTCCTGAAATTGCTAGAGAGTGAGCCAGTACCAGTTGCAAAATGTACTTTCCCGATTATACCGATAGCGTGCTCTTTACCACCGAAGGCATGGATCACACCATCAATGCCACTGACACCGGCATTAATTACCCCAATAATAGCATTAATGCCATCTTTGGCGTGGTTCTTAATAGACTTCCAAATATCACCGAAAAAGTCGCCTACATTTTTCCAAGCTGAATGCCAAACATCTTTAATACTCGACGTTGAACTACTAATAACTTTTTTCAGCTTTCCCATGATCGAACTAACCTTGTTATATACGGAAACAATTGGATCAACGGCGTATTTTTTAACTAAATTCCATGCTGCTTTTGTGAGACTCTTTATGTCTCCCCAAGCATTTTTAATGCCCTTAACGATCTTTTTAACAATATATTTATTAATTGCATTCCACACATCCTCAACAGGATCAACGATGTAGCGTTTGAATGCGTTCCACGTAGATCTAGTTAGTGATTTGATACCATTCCATGCTGATTGAATTGCTTTCACAATCGTTTTAACGATATATTTATCGATCGCACTCCATACTGCTTTAACAGGGTTAATTACATATTTTTCAAACGCGTTCCAAGTTGATTTGGTAATTGACTTGATAGTTTTCCATCCTGCTTTAACAACTTTCCCAATGAAATCTATGACAGCTTTGAACGGTTTTTTCATTTTGCCCCAAGCTTTGATAGCTAAGCCAACCACCAAGGCAATTGGACCAACAAGGGCGTATTCAAGCACTTTTTTAATTGGTTTAAGTACGTTGCCAATAATCTTTACCACCGTGCCGAATCCCTTACCAACTCGCTTATTAAAGTTGGATATGCTTTTTATAACATTGCCAATACCACGGACGAAGCCTTTGCCCCAGCTAACAATGGCATCAACACCAGAACGTGCATAGTAGCCCACCTTAGGTAAGAAACCCTTAGGAGGCTTAGCTCCCTTGCCTTTTTTGTTCCAGCCATCCGTAAACTGCTTAGCACCCTCTCCAGCCCACTTACCGGCTTGTTTGCCAATAATTGCACCGATCGCTGCACCGGCGGGGCCTCCTAATGCAAAACCAATACCGCCACCTAAAACCGTACCGGCAGATTTGCCAAAATCTTTAAATTTACTATCAGGGTTCTTTGCTTTAATTCCTTTGAATAAATCTATACCAGCACTAGCAGCAATTCCGACACCTACTGCAGCAGTAGCTACTTTTCCACCAGTATTTAGCGAATTCCATTGATTACTTATACCTTTGCCATTACTTACAGCACGTGAAGTAGTTGGTACAGCCATTTTTTTGTTTAGTTTTCCATACCAGTTAACCAAGCTGGTAGCTCCTATGATCGAAGCACTAATGCCTTTTGACATAGCACCAATTGCAAGTGATACAGGGCCAATTGCTGCAGCTACTAATCCAAATCCAACAACTAACTTTTGAGTTTTAGGTGACATTTTGCCCAATTTATCTAGCATACCAGCCATTTTTACAGCTATTTTAGTGATATATGGAAGAACGTTTTTAGCAAACATGATCGCGACAGCCTCGCCAGCCTGATTAAATCTAGCCAGTTGGTTTTTAGCGGTTTTCATATTCTGATTAGCTAAAGTTGCCACATACCCCTGCCCGTTATGCTGTTTATCAGAACGAGCGACTTGGTCATTTAGTTTTCCTAGTTGTTTGGAGCTAGCCGCCAATATCAACCCAGCTTGCTGTCCGGTTGTGCCAAATAATGAATGAAAAAGATTGGTCTTTTCGGTTTTGCTCATTCCGTCAGTATGTGATTTTAACAAGCCAAAAATATCCGTCATAGACTTCATATTGCCTTTTTTGTCTATGAAATCCTTAGTTGACAAATTCATAGTCTTTAGAGCACTAGTTCCGCCTTTTGTGGGAGAAATCAAACTATTAATTGCCTTACGTAATCCAGTACCAGCCTTATCTGCTTCGAGGCCATTGTTACTCAAAAGTCCCATTGCAGCAGCAGTTTCAGATAGGCTAAATCCGGCTTGATGAGCTGTTGAACCAACATAACTCATTCCAACTCCTAAATCACTAAATCCTGTTGATGTTAAATCGGCAGCATAAGCCAATTCATTAGTAACCTTTTTTGTGTTGCTTATCATTCCTGATGTGGACTTTGTTCGCAATCCAAATGCTTCAAGTGTTTGAGATGATACTGTTACAACATCTTTAAAATCATCGCCGGAAGCAACTGATGCTTGTAGTTCCGAACGCATTGCTCCCAAAGCTTGCTTACTTGAATAGCCCCGTTTTACTAAATCTTGATATCCGTCAGCAATGCTTTTTTGCGATTTTCCATATTTAACAGAATCAGCAGAAGCATCATTCTGCATTTTGTTAACTCCAGAAATGGCGGCCTTTTGTGTTTCACCACCGTTCTTGATTAAGTTTGTTGTTTGCTTGAATGAATTTTGTAATTCAATGGCCTTTTTAGAGCCATAAATAAATCCTGCTCCCACAGATAATGAAGCGGTTGAACTCGTCTTGCCGAACGCGATTGCTTTATTGCCAGCATTATTTAATGACTTAGATAGAGACGCTCCTTTATCAGCAATTCTACTCATCGTGGTGGACAGTCCGCCCGTGGACTTATTTAACGATTTCGTCCTTATTTTAGCTTCAGCCATTGCCTTACCAGTTTGATCTAATCTAGTTTTTTGTTTCAGGTAAGCCTCACTAGCTGTTCCAGAACTTTTTGAAATCTTGTTCAGTTCTTCTTCTTGCTTTTTGTAAATGCCAGATAATGAACTGTATTTCTCTGATAGGCCGGTTAACTGCGCTTTGTTAGCTTGATTCTCCTTGCCTTCTGCCCGTAGACGATCCACATAGGCCTTTGAAGAATTTGAAGCATTCTTCATAGACTTGTTCATGTCAGCCATGCCAGACTTATAGTAATTCAAGCTTTCCTTGGCTCGATTTTGTTCACCCGTTAAACTGACAATTGATTTCTTAGCACCTGAAATAGCTGTCTCTTGTTTAGCGTATTCCTTACGTCCTTCTTCAGTTTGTAAATCAAGACCTTTTTGTGCTTTTTTGGCAGAATCAATTACATTCTGTTCAGCCTTAATTGCTTCACCAGACTTTTTTACTTTGTCAGCATATGCATCTGTAACTTGGCCACCTGATTTTAATTCAGCAAAGTTTGAACGCATTTCGGATTTTAACATTGAAGCTGTGCTTTTAAGTTCTTTCATGGATTTTTGCATGCCATGATCATTTAGAAAGACATCAAAATTTAGTCCTGCTGTTTCACCCATATTGTTCATTTCCTTCCTTTATATAGATATAAAAAATAGCCCCCGAATATTCAGGGACTACTTTTATTGAAATATTGAAGCAATACCACCGCGTTCTTTAAGCTCTTCACCAGTTATGGTTTCGTCTTCTTTATTACGTGACGCGTTTAAAATTTCTTGAAGTTCAAAATAACTGGCATTTTCAACTTCATCATATGACCAGTGGAAGTAGACAATTAATTGCTGTTCAAAATCCAATAAATCGTCATATTGCTGGTCAATTGTTATTTTTTTGCTGGTTCTTCCGCAGCCTCACCACCATTTACCTGTTGAACTGTTTCAGCAAGTAAGCTCATGGCCTCTTCCAAATTTAAGTCGTCAACTTTTTCCATTTCTTTTTTATTTAATTTGATAACTTCTTTGAAGTAGTCATCAATAACATCCATGGTTTTTAAAACAAAATCCAGCTCTTTTTCAGGATTATCAATAGCATTTTCGGTGTCAGAAAGATGCATTGCCCACTTTGAAATTTTTACTGACTTACGAATATTTTTCATTGAGCCTTTAACTTCGTGACTATGATCAAAAACTTTTACTTTCATTTTTTATATCCCCTTAAATTTTATTTGATATGTATACCGAGAAATTAATCTCGGCTTTTATTTTATTAAGCAGTAGTTGCACCAGAACTAGCTGGAGCTGTTGAAGAAGCTACTGAATTTGATGCGGCAGAACTATTAACTGTTACTCACTGCTGTAGGAAATACATCCGTTTCAAATGCATCCAATGTGAATTTAGTATCGGAGGCATACCCTTCGGTGTAGTATTGACCATCTGATAAGCGTCCCTGACATTGCATTGTGACAGAATCAGTAGTCCGTTGTTCAGTATCTTGATTACTATTCAAGGTAGTATCGCCGGGCACTAAAATACCATGGTACAAACCATAGTAAATGCCTAATCCCTTCTTATCGTGTGTAACTAATTCCATTGCAATTGCTTTTGGAACAGTTGTAGAGCCAGCTTTCCATGCACCAGTTTTTCCGTCTTGAACCATCCCAGTAAGATAGTTTAAAATTTCAGGTGCAAAGTCATTAACAGAAAGTACGTTTTGAAGTGATCCAACACCACGGCCAGAAGTACCAGTCCGTTGGTCACCACCATAATATGGTGTATACGTTGCTGCTTTACCAGTAATTGCCGCACTAATAACACCATCTGAATTAGTTGGTGTTAATGTATAAATCCCATTTAAGACGTTACTTGTTACGATTTTTTCACTGTTGTCGAGTTCTGCAATCTTAGCAATTGAAAAACCAATTTTTGTTGCCATTTGTTATATCTCCTTTATATGATTAAATTTATAAGTAATTACCAGCGTTTTTGTTTCTGGAACAGCTTCATGCCCAGAAATATCAAATACTAGATAATTATTTTGTTTGAGTAATTTTAAAAAATCACTCTCTAACTTTTCTGCGTTAATCTGTGTGGTGTCAGAATAATATATTTGAACCTGTAATTTCTCGTTCATAGAATTATATTGATCACCGCCGTAGTCAGATGGGCTAAACAGAATTTCTGTAACTAAAAAAACAGGATCTGTAAGACTTACATTCCCTGAATTTATAGAAAAGGCATAAACGTTCTTAGCGTTTATACCAGTTAGATTGTTTTTAATTAATTTCTGCAAGGCGTTAGCACTCATTAAGCACCACCCGCCTTTTTAGTAATTATTTTTTTAACCTCGTCAGTCATGGTCTCATTCATTCTATTTTCAGCTTCCTTTGAAGCTTTTTCCCAGAAATGAAGACCGTCTACTTTTTTACCGTTTCGCTTACCATCCCAGCTAGTATCCCAACCATCATTAATAAAGCGGGCTACATATGCTTTTTTTGATTTTTTAAGGATACCCACAGTTGCAGCATTGTTCTTTTTACGTTCAATTTTTACAGAATCCCGAATGTGATATTTCTCTTCCACATCACTACGTTTTGGAATCAAATCAGTAACTGTGTTTTTAAACACTTCAGCTGTTTTTGAGTTGGCTTTATAAAGTTCGTCAGATGAAAATCCTTGCGCCAATCGATCCAATGAGCTTGTGAAACCATCGTCTTTAATATCACCACCATCACTCATGATCTAACACCCCTTTTTTAAGAGTGATCAAATCATAGCTGACCGGATTGGTATCGTCCACAGAATTATTGGTAATTGCATAAATTACGTCATTAATTCTAGCCAATGTGTCTTCTTTAATAGCACTATTATGGCGAATGCCAATCATACGATCATAGGTGACACCGTTTCCTTCAAGCATTAACTGTTGGCCAATGCTCTGACTGTAGCTGAATGCTCGTAACGTCTTATGAGTTTGAAAGCCTTGGATTGCTTGCCCGAATGAATTTGTTTTATCGGTGTCGCCATAAGTTCCAAACTCAACTTTTAATTGAAAACGAGATGTGTCAATCTGCATTTTCGTCACCGCTCTCTATCAATGAGTTCAATGCGTAAATGCGATTAATCATTTCAGAAAAACCAGCAGGATATTCACGCGTACCACCATTATTGCCACGATTGAAATACCAAAAATCTACTAACGTTCGTACCGCCGTATTAAATAACGGTTGAGTACTTAAAATATCGACCGAAAGCGTGGAAGAAACCATGCTGGCAATTGTGACACCAGCTGAATCAATCAAGCTTTGAATAACTGCTTTATCTGTATCAGCATCCACAGCCATATAGTCTTGCATATCTTTAACCGTTACCATTTAATCAGCTCCGATCTATGAAGCCGAAGAGGCAGCTGAAGAAGTAGCACTAGATGCAGAACTTGCGGCACTAGATCCACCACCGTTCCCAGATGGTGCTACTATTTTGACGCTGTTACCGTCAAGAAATATCCAGCTTTCGCATCAGCAGAACTTACACCATAACGTAAGACACCTGCTAAGTATTGACCATAAACTTGATCATACTGCCACGAAATGGAAACTTCCTTGCGATCCGCAAATAATACGGCTCGTTTCAAGTCGCCAACAAATGCATGTGCTTCACCAGCTGCACCAAGTAAGGTGTCACCAACCTTATAAACTGGAATGCCCAATAATGTAGCACCAGAACCAGAAGTAACGTCTTGATGGAAGATATATTGACCATTGTTATCTTTCAAAGTATCCAAAATATTATAAAGTGATTGAGATGCCACAATTGCTGGTGCATATGCAGTATCCAAATCAACGTTTAAAATGTGCTTCAAATCATCAACTAAAGTACCTGATGTGGATGACTTAGCAGTAAATGCTTCAAGAATTGTCGCAATGTCTTTATTAGTTGTATTAACTCGTTTTTCATTGATATTCTGGCCAACCAAAGCCGTTAAATCAACTTGCGCATCATCAATAGATTCTTGTGATAATGTGATGGCACCGCGGTGAGTACCAACAGACCACTTAACATCTGTAAATTCAGGCTTTGCCAATGCAGGATTTTCTTTTAATTCTTCCACACTTGGAAAAGTATCATCGGCACGTTTCAAAATTGGATATGTGCCACTCGGATTGGTAACAGGTGTTCGCGTAACCAATGTTGATAAATCAACCACGCTATTTACTTCAGCGGATGGATTATAGATAATCTCTTCTGGAATAATTGGCTCAACATCAGGTGATGTGATACCAGTTGCATCATCTTTCATAACCTTGTGGCGGATATAATTATTAATTTGTTCTTTGGCTTTGTCCAAAGGTGTTTTAGTTTTTGGCGTGATGTCCTTGCCTTCTTTCTGGCTATCATCAACAGTTTCTGTTTGCATTTCTGCAATTTGTTCGCGCAAATCATCACGAATAGCCTTCTCGTTTTTTAAATTGTCCTTTAATTCTTTAACCGCATCAGCATCAACAGTATCATCAAGCAATGCTGTATTGATTTTATTTGATAGGTCAGAGCATTTTTCAGATGATTTGCGGTACTTATTTTGTAACTTTGAAATAACGTCCATTTTATAATTCCTCCTTGAAAAGATTTAACTTTTCGTTTAATAGTTTTTTGTGTGGATCTTCCACAGCTTTTACTTCATTACTTGTAAGAGCCTTCAATTTCGCGATTGAATCCTTTGAGATTGATGGAGAGAGTGAATTTACAACTGCTAAATTCTTTGTGTTCTCCTGCACTTCGTCTGCGAAGCCTTGACCAACAGCGTCTTGAGCAGTTAACCATGTTTCATCATTCATGAGCTGTAAAACTTCATCTTGTGGTTTTCCTGTTTTAGATTGATAGGCAGTTGCTAGTGCTTTATCAACAGTAGCTAACATCGTGGCGTCGTGCGCTAAATCGTTGGTATTACCTGCCGATTCCGTAGACGCTCTATGAATCATCATCAAAGAAGTTGGTTGCATTTTTACAACATCCGCACTAACCGCAATAATTGAAGCAGCAGATGCAGCCATTCCTTGCACAACCGTAGTAACTTTGCCTGAATAATCGTGAATTAAACTGACAATTTCACTGGCAGCGGAAACGTCTCCACCGGGCGAAGCGACATCCAGTTCAACATCTTCGCCGTTTGCATCAGTTAAGGCTTTTTGCACGGCAGCAGGATTAACGTTCGCAATTCCATAGTCATCAAGAACACTTCCCCAATCACTATCCATAACCTCGCCTTTAATCGGTACTTGAATTGTCATTGTTATCACCACCTTCTGCTGGAATATTAGGGACTGGTAAATCTTCTGGTAAGTAGCCATCTTGCTGTAACAAAAACTGTGCTTGATTGCTGGTAATCGTACCAGCCGTCATCATTGAGTTAATCTGATTAATCTTCAATGAATCATCCACATCAATCATGCCTTTGATATCTAGCTGCAAGTCCGGTGCGTTTAGTTTTTCTCGCAGTTCATCTAAGATTGGGTTTACATCAGTATTCAAAGTCATCAAGTAGGTACCTTTGATTTGATCAATATTTGAGTGCTGACTTTCAGTTGTGGATCCACCGCCCATCATATCGACAGGCACGCCATAAGCTTTGGCAATATTATTAGCCGAATATTCGCCACTTTCTTGCAACTGTTTTAGCACATCTTGCTTAATTTCAAACGGCGTATAATCCATTGAATTGTCTAAAACCATGACACCGCCAGTATTACCTTCGTTTTGTTCCTGAAATTGCACTCTCATAGCTGTTTTTTCTTCGTCACTTGCTTTAAGAGTTTCCCATTTCAGTACGCCACCTGGATTTATTGCGTGATTCATGGCATTTAGATTGCCTTTTTTGCTGCTATTTGAAATTGAAGTCTCATATGCGAGACTTTCTAGCGGAGACATACCGACTAAGTAACGGTATTTTGCATCTGGCATTAACCGAAAATGAAGCATCTGACTTTGCGGTAATACCATTTCAGGGCGACCATTGCTTTCAGAAACGGTATATTGAATGCCTTGGTTACCTTTTAAATAATTAATTTGCACGTCAGAAGGCGGTACTTGTTCTAGCCCTCTTCCACGGACGAAAGGAATATAAGCATTTCCTGAAAGTAGTAATTGAACTAATACACCTTGCCAAAAACTAAAGCGTGAAATTAATCGGCTTGGAGAATTTAAAACATCCGATACATAAGAATTTTCAGTTTTAAATTTTGCGCTCGCTACGTCCGAAGAGATTCGATTGATTACGCTATAAACGTCACTATTTTTTAAAGCACCGCTAGCATCGGCCATTACAATCTCTTTGCCGCCTACAATTTGATACAAACTGGGACTATAGCCATGAGTGGATGGATAAACCATGTTTTTTATTTTTGACCGACTAAGTAATCCCATTAATTATCACCTCGATCATCGATTACTTTTATAATCGCTAAAATAATGAAGGTGATACCCGTGCAGAATATTCCTGCCAATAAATTAATCAGCCAAAAGCCAACGTTTACAGCAATTAATCCAATTAAAAATAAAATAACCTGACCATATAACTGATAAAATTTCGTGATATCACCTCCAATTTATTTGTTCATAGACTATAGCGCATAGCCTGTGCGAGTTTGGACAAAAAAATACCGCCATATCATTAGCAGCCATAAAAAATAATTATAATTTATTTAAAATAACGTCATGCTGCTAATCATTTTCATGCGATCTTCTTTGGATAATGTGTCAGCATACGGTTTTTCAGAGTTTGGATCATCATAATCTTTCCAATAAAATCTACCAGTACTATAAGCATTAATTAAAGCGTCCACAGTATCAATATGATCAGTATTCGAATTAATTCTATCGACTTTAATAAAGCCACCGCCGTCTACATGCATAATTGAATTCTCTAAACTGGCATGCATGATTGGATCATTATCAATCATAATTTCATGACGTCCAAAATCTTCTTGCAACGCTTTAGTAGCATTGTTTAGATTATATGAGGTCTGACGTACTGGTGCTATATTCCAATCTTCGTGATTAGTCTCAATCAGACTAGTAAAGTCATTGGATAAAGCAGCATCATATAAAATAGCCTGCACATCTAATTTATGCTTTGCCACATAATCAGTTACAAATTGATAGACTTCTTCGGAATCAATAAATCCGAGTGGGTCATCAGTAATTTTGCAAAAGCCTGCTTTCTCAACATCCCGATATTTTATATTGTCCTGTTTTTCTTTAGCTTCAATTGATTTAGCTTGTTTCCACGGAATGAAACTAAAGCTGTGTGCATAAAATTTCTTGTCAACGGGGAAGAGAAAGATTAATCCGGTATTATCATTGGTCATTGACGCATCAAAACCAATATAAACCTTTAAATTATCAATTGTTGGTGGATCATCAACCGTATTTTTCTGAATATCGGATAATGGAAACAGGCCATTAGCAAACTTTTTACTCCAAATATTCATGATTTTAGTCGCAAATTCGGACAGTTTACCTTGTGCTTCCATGTTTTCACGCTCTGCAATTGCACCTTGAACTAGTGAGGGAGTGAGTTTGTTAGTTTTTAAAAATCGTGGATTGGATTTTTCCCACAACTCTGGTTGCATAATTTCCTGTTCGTTGTCTTGTTCATAGACAATTGCAAAAATAGATTCAGATTCATGTGAATCAGTATCTTGCATTTTCTTTCGCATGGCATCTTGCATAGTTTTAAAACTAGTATGAACATCTGGATAGGCTGTTGAGATTTGAATGAACAAAGCATTAGGCAGTTTTGTTTGTCCAGAAGTAATCTTTCCCAAGACGGCATTATTATTTTCTTTCAAATCACCAGCTTCATCATAAATCCCTAAAATGGCATGGAACCCATCTAGTCGTCCTGATTCTGCTGACTTTATTTGAATAATATTTTGATGATCATCTGACAACTCGGTTTTTTTAACCATCGTGCCTAGTTTTTTACCATAATCATGAAATGGCTGCCCAACATCAATCAATCTAGAAATTTGTGGGCTAATATCTCGCCACAAAATCTTAGCTTGATCAGTATTATTACTGGCAATTAAGATTTGCTGGTTATATTTATCTTTTGAAACAATAAAATAATAAAAACTAGTTATAATACTAGATATCCAAGTCTTTCCATTTTGACGGGCCATTGAGATTACTGCTTGATGAAATCTGTTACCACCCGTTTCAGTATTCCGCCAGCCTATCAGACTAGCTAAAATAAACGCTTGCCATTCCTGCAATTCAATTAGTTTATTCATATCAGACGGATTAGGCGACAGCTCTGCAAAATAAATAATTGCATTGGCAAAATTAATATCATAATAAAAAATAAATTTATCATCATTTTTAATTCGCTTTAAATCGTTTAAATGTCGCAAGCAAGCTAATTGTACAAATTGACCTGTTACATATTTGTCTGTAAACAGCACATCATAAGCATATCGAGTTCCGCGGTCTTGATATTTATTTAATACGCTTTTATAATCTTTTTCTTTAATGATTGATTTTATATTTTCAACTTTATCTAATAGCATTAAAAAACAACCTTCCCAAATGGATTAGGAGCAGTCTCTATCTCATTTTTCTTTTGCTTTGGTAGCAATTCAGCCCGTGAAGTTGGCGATAAACCAAGTTCAGCGCCAATTGTTTTCATATTTTTAATAGCATCGTTTAAATTATTAACGGCCGGATTGCGTTTGTTGCCTTTGTAATTTCGTTGATATTTACCATGCTCATCCACAATAGGATTGCCATCTCCATCTAAGGCAATTTCATATAGTTGTGTAACAGCTTTATCTTTTTGAATATTTTCATACGAATCACGAAAAATTTGATAACTCATGCAATAACTTTCAACCATTGAAACATCTACATCTTTTAAAATAGATTTTTTAGTTAAAAGTTCATCGGTAATCATTCGCCACATATCTGCAGCATATTTTGATTTTTGCAGTGAGATTGGTACCCGCTTTTTTAACGGTTCATAGTCTTCTTGATCGTGAAGTATTTCACGAACTTTCTCTTTCTTGTCTGGCCGTGTAACGGTCGCCAAGTCTAGGTTTTGTTTACGTCCTGAATGATGCTGATTCATTTATAAAATCTCCTTTCTGAAATTATTAAAAAAATCAATTTATTTTTGAGAGGACAGGTTGGATGTGAGCTTCTCTTAAAAGTGGTATGCCCCCGCCCTTTAATTTATATTTTATATTTATTTTTGTCCTATAATTTCCTTCAAATTATTTTTTGTAAATTTTTTTGATGCATCTAAATCGTAAATAAAATCACCTGTGAATGTTTCTTTTTCTAACTCTGTTTTAAAATAATGGCAGCGTCCACAAATCACCCAGAGATTACTGATTGTATATTCTTGACGTTTATCAATTCGCCTAGGAATGACGTGATCCACATAGACCCGTTCGGCGTGTTTGCCACAGCATTCACAAACGTGCATCGATTCATCACGTAATTCTTTAGATAATAGTTTCCAATGTCGTGACTGATAGAATGAATTAGCTTCTTTGTCTCTATCAAACTGATTATAGTGTTGCTGGTCATGACTATATGATTGTTTGCGATACTGATCACGTCTTGATTCATAAGCAGTTTGTTCTGCTTGGTGGACTGAACAATAACGACGGTCAGCAGTTGTTAGATTGTGACAACCAACATGTGTACAGATATGCATCTTCATAGTTTGATTGCTCCTATGTCAATAAATGGCACATCTTTTTCTAAACACTCGTTCTAATTCTGTCGGAATTAAACCAACTGATGTAATTTGAGGTTCGGATTACCAAGTCCTCAAAATTGGAAAAAGTTGTTTGAAAGGCAAACTCTCTCTTCAACAATGAGTGAAAAGCTTCAATTGGCCCATTATCATAAGGATAACCTTGTTTTGAGTATGAGTGGCTAATCTGATGCCGTTCAAGTAAAGTTTCAACTTCGTTGCTGGTGTACTGTGAACCCATGTCAGAGTGAAAATATTGTGGCTTTTGATGACATTCAAGCGCCTGATTAATCGTTTCTACAACTAACGTCGCCTCCATCTGACGACCAATCTTGAAAGCAAGAACTTGATGAACCTTTGGTTCGTAAATAGAACTGAGATAAACCCAGGTTCCTGGACGTAATTCCAAATAAGTAATGTCAGCACGCCATATCCTTGCATTGGGCTGGTGCTTGATTAAATTGGGGCGTTGCGAATGATCCACATGAGTGCCAGGTTTTTTAAATCGCCGATTCATTAAAGAGTGAATCTCCATTTCCCTCATTAATCGTAAAATTCGTTTTGACCCAACACAGATGCCTGACTTGCGAAGCACCATCGTTATTCGTGGATAACCATAGGCACGATAATTATTTTCCCAAATCAATTTAATTTTTTCTTTGAGCTGATTATCAACACGTTCGTGTTGACTAGGTTGATATCTTTTCCAATGGTAATAGGTACTGCGCGGTAATTTCAGTGCCGAAAGAATAATTGATAAGCGGTGTCGCAATAACTGATCTTCTATGAAGACAAGGCAATTAATTCGTCCTAATGCTTTCCCAGTAACACCGCCGCAGCTTTTAAAATTTCAAGTTCCTCCTTTAATCGCTGATTTTCCTTTTGAAGTTGTTTGAATTCTTTGGACGTTACTTCAGTACCGTCTTCTAGCTCAACTGATTTAGCGCCTTTAACCCAGTTATGAATTGCGGCTGGAGAAACACCGTATTCCTCGGAAAGCGAGCGAATAGATCTTTTCTCTTCACGATGCATCTTCACAATGCTGGCTTTAAAATCATCTTGATATCGTTTCATTGGAATGCTCCTATCTTGTTTTATTAATTATGGCACAACTGTTCAGAAATTTATGTACCAAATACTAGGATAGGAGCAGATTGCCTCCCAATTTAAGTGGTGTTTATTCATGAGTTCATCAATGTTATCTACCATCTGATATGTGCTGTGGATATTCTCAACGCCTAGTAGTTTAAACATCCGGATAGGTTCATCCACATCCATAGCATCACAGCACACATCGCTATCCCAATTGGCCTTAAGAATGGAGTGCAATGCCTCATAGTTGTTGAACTGAACAGCCATTGCTAACTGTGAAACTATCTCGGTGTCATGATGTTCCTGATAGTTCGTTACCATATCCACATCTATCTGCTTGATGTCTTTGCCTTTGAACTGCTGTTCAATACCATGCATCTTCCATGTCAGTTGCCTATTGGTCAAGTCGTATTGGTCTTGCGTCCATTTCACGCCAGCAGTTAGGCAGCTGTATATGAAGCGACGTGTATCTGCATTACGTACGTACTGATCTAGATAATCAGACAATGCATTCGGATCTATCTGCAATTGCTTGGCAGTATTACGATTGATAGGATTAGTTGCCACTGTTGCATCAGACAGCTGCCTAGCTTTGTCCTGTTCATCACGTTCACGTTGCATATCCTTGGCCAACGACCTACGACAATCCATATATCCGCGCGTAATTATTTCGAATAGAATGAGATGTTCTTCGTGTTTAATGGCTTCATAGATAGCCACGTCAGTATCGCTGTGAACACTTCTGTAACTATCTAGACGTTTATCCACATACTTAGTTAAGTATCCTTTAGCGTCTATATATGGAACTGTAAACAGGCCAACAAGATAACGAATATAAAGCCGCGACCAATTAGTCTCAATCAATTTTTCTAATAGATTATTAGTAGTATTAGGTAAATTATTGCTGTCTTTAATTGGAATCAAAAATAACGCTCTCCCTTACGCCAGTATGACTTTGTGATATAATAGAATCACATAAGGCAAGCTGACGTTCTGGGGAGAACGTTATTTTTTTTGGAGTAATATAAGTTAGGAGATGAATAATATAAGTACATTATATTACCAGTTATATATAATCTCAGCATTGCAGTTTTATTAATAAATAGTTTTATTAATAAATAGTTTTATTAATAAAACTGCTTACCAGAATGACGATTATTATGCCGAGATAAACCAAATTCGGTTTTAATTCTATACAGCGTCGTTTTATTTAAGTTCAACATTTCGGCAGCTTGAACATCAGTTAGTTTAGGATTACTCTGTTTATATTTCATGTACTGAATAATAATAGCTGCATGATCATCAGGGGTTACTCTTGGATTAATTCTAAGATTATGATATTCGCAAAAATTGTCTAGCCGTTCTAATGCTCCTGTTTCATTACGTTCATAAGCATCCAATAAATTGCCAAGCTCTACAAAAGTTTCATGATTTTTTAACAAATTAATCACCACCATTCCATTTCTGATAATAAGCTTTCAAACGATTGATATATTCATCAGCCTTATTCAAATCTTCTACGCCATTCTTATTATTGAAACGCACAAGATATTTCATAGCATGAGATTTCATAATTGCGTAAAATTCCTCATGCGTGAATAATTGTGACCACATTTCAATTAAGTCAATCTGGTTGTTTTGATAATAAGATGGCTGAATTTTATAATTTATTGGTTTAGTCATTTCTTATCACGCCTTCCGACATTCATTTTTATTCCTCCAGTAGTTCCGCGTTTTCGTGCACGTTGCCTTGTACTTTCGTTTTTGAAACAGCATAATATCCGTCAGATTCTTCAGTCCACACATGTGGATCCCACACATTCTTTACTAAATACTTATCTGCTTGCACGGCACCATCAATAGTTACTTCTAAAATGTCGCCTTCATAAATATCCTTGCCATTCACGTCTGTCAGGCCAGTAAACTGTTCGACAACGTCATTAATGGAATAGCAAACTGAAGTTACATTACTTCCAATTCCATTTTGAACTTCAAAAAACATACCTAAACCTTGGTCATTACTAATATCGTCTAGTTTACGATATTTGCTTAGATCTTTACTCCACGCTCTAAACTTAATCATCGTCGCCATCTCCTTGCGAATAATCAGTACAAAAGTAAGGCTGATATAAATGATCTATTTCAAACAAGGCAACTTTAATCCCATCTGCTATCTGCATATTGCCTTCTTTTCGGCTGATGATACAATCATTTATTAATCGCTTGCGTAGCTCTTTCACTTCATCACTCATTTTTAAATCATCATTCCTATTCCAATACATCCAACTATTAAATCAAAAAGCATGAATACATTAAGAGGATTAACATTTAAAATTGGCTTTCCGAATAATAATAATGATGTAAAACATACGACACATAATGTTATTCCTATTTTCCACTTCATCACTTATCCTCCAATTAGTTGTATGGATTATATCCAGAAATTAGTCTATTTATTTCTTGGTTCATATTTTCAATTGCTTCGACAGATTCTTGGACGTCTAACCCATCTAAGGTTGGATAAGAATAAGCACCAACGCGAGCCATGATGCTGTGAACCCATCTATCTAAATAAAAATATTTTGATAAAGGTTCTAAAAAATCATGTTCATTATTATCAATAGATGAATCAGAAATATGGAAAACAATACTAAAAATAACATCAGACATATGATCACGTTCTTTTTTGTCAGAAAAATCAATATCTTCTATACTAGTATCATGCTTGCTATCGTAAGCATTAACTTCTATTTGAACTAACCACCCAAAATAATAATATAATTTCTTGACGATGTTACAAGCACTGTTCGCTTGATCATCAGAATGTGCTGCAACCTTGATAGCGTCTAGCTGCATATCTCGCTTCATATCTAGCTTATTTCCCAACAACTCTAAGACAAAAGTTGGATTTGATTTATTTCTCATGTTTACATTACCTACCTTGCTATATTTTTCTGCCATACTTTTCTCCTCGTTTGATGTAAATAATCCATGATTAATCATCGTTGCCATCTCCTAATGTAATAATGTGTTTACGGTGCATTGGAAGTGCCGGAATGTATGCAACCTTGCCACTCTCGACATGTTCAATAGCTTTTTCAATCCAATTAGATACGTTAAATTCCTCTTTAACTTTATCGGTGTGAGGCATAACGTTTATATCAGAGAATTTCATGTAATCATCATGAGAATTTTGAACAAAATAAATCTGTTTTACATTTCTTTCTAATGTATCACCATGAATCACAACACAATTCATGCCCCTAATTGCAATATTGTGTAGTAAATATGGAATAACGTTATCTCCAAATTCCTCCACCATATACAAATAGTTGTGTGGGGCATAGCTGAATGGTGTTTCTGCCAATCTGTCATCATTCCATTTTTTAATAATTAGTGATCCCGTTCCGGCAGTTGGATCATATCCAGACCATCCGCTTTCACTACTATCATCACTCCTAGTAATTTTTGCTAGTAATCCAGAAACAGAGTCAGGCGTAAAATCTTGCTTTTGAGATTTTCTCTCCGCGGCATACTCTTCAAAGTATTCACGAAACGTATCTGTTGATACGTCACTATTAATAGCTAGAATTTTTTTATAAAAATCATTGCGTTCTTTTGGCTTAAATAATAAATCACTTATAAATTTTTCAAATTCCGCATGCTGATTAACTCCAGCTATTGTATATAATTCGTTGCGTCCTAATTTTGCCACAGCTTATCCTCCAATAGTTCTTGGTTCTCGTGCACAGTATGTTTAGTCATTGGTTTCCTCCACAATTTTTAAAGCGTCTTCTACCGACCTTGCCACGCCATATAGCACTGGATAATTCTTAATCATTACAGCAAATTGCTCTTGATCATGACGTAATCGACCAGTTTTATTTTTTACTTCAATACAAATAAATTTTCCATCTGAATCTCGATATCCACACAAGTCAGGAAAACCTTTAGGAAACAGCATGATTGTTCGGCCACTTTCTGTACGTATTTTCCCCGCATTGCTACGAAAAATATGACATCCATTTTCTGATAATTTTAAAATGATTTCGTTTTGAATCTTATGTTCACTATCGATGTGACATTGCCTCCAAAAAGTGACGGAACTAGTGTGACGGAACTGACAGCCTCAAACACTTACTCCCACAAGGGATAAAGCTTATTATTTTTTTAGTGTCGGATTTTTCTTCCAAGTCTTTCTCTATATATACTTTTATTACTTTATATATACTTTTATTACTTTATCCGACATAAGAAGAATAAATAGTTATAGTCCTTATGGCAGTAAGCGTTTGAGATTTTTCAGTCCGTCACGTATCTGTCTTTATCCGTCACAATATTAGTTTTCAAGAAATTTAAGCCTTGAATCTGGTCTAATTTCAATTCCTTCGTAAAATCGACCATTACTTTTTTTCTTGTATTTAAACTTGGCTTTCATTTCAGACCCAAATTTTTGTTTGCTCATTGAATACTCTGAATTATCCATTGCCCACTGCTTGTACAGTTTGAACAGCTGTCCTGCTGGTGCTTCATAATCTTTATAAACTTCACACTTATCATTTACGAACAAATCTAATGTGTCCATTTCACTACGATATTCCTGACTAGCATCAAGCACACTCTGTGGAGGATTCAATCCCTCATGTTGCCACATTACAGCACCATCAACTGCCCAATTTAAAATACCGACTTCTTCACGCTTTAATTTGTATTTCAAATCTTTATCAACTTTTTCATCAGGTATTTGTACATCAAACGGTATTAGCATCAATCTGCGCCAGATACCATCATCAGTGCCACGAATGATTGGTTTGTGGTTGGTTGCTAGCCAAATCTTAAACTCTGGTTCAAACTCGAATTCCTTGCCATATAAGAAACGCGCTGTGACACGGTCACCACCAGTTAATTGCTTAACTAATCCTTCATCTAATCGAACACCTTCATTTGGCTCGGATGAAATAACCAAGCGCGCACCTTCTAGTCTGGCAATATCAGAATTGGCTGATCCATTGCTTTGTCGAATCATAATGGATTCGGCTTGCATTGTTTTTGCATAGTTACCTAACAAATCGGCAATCGTATCGATAAATACTGATTTACCATTGCGACCATTGCCATATAGGAAAAACATCACTTGCTCTTTAACTGATCCAGTTAATGAATAACCAACCGCTTTCTGAATGTAATGAATTAAGTCTTGATCATTGTTGAAAATTTGATTTAAAAAGCTTGTCCATTCTGGTGCATCAACTTTGTCAGTAAATTCGGTATTAGTTTGCTTGCTAAACATTTTTTCAATGTCATGATCATGCAAAATACCACTGGTTAAATCCACATAGCCATTTTCGGTATTTAATAACGTTTTATCGGTATCAAATTCATTGTGTAAAATTGGCACTCTATGCTGCAATTCATCAATGATTGATTTTTTGGCACGATTACCGCGTGTTTTTTTGATAAACTTTTTAAAATTGTCTGTAGCTTCGTCCTCATCCATACCGTCTGGAACGTTGATTTTTTCATTCTTCATGGTGTCAATCATCATATCCACGTATTTGTTAATAATTCCAGAGTTATCGATTTCCCAAAAGCTACCATTGTAGATGTACCAAACTTTATCAATATATGAATACCGAATGGCCGAACCAAACAAATCAATCATACGATCAGCATTACCTGTGTCATCCCAGCTTCGTGCTGGTTTAGGCTTATCTGACTTTTGTTTATCAAAATTAAAAATGTACTTTTTTAACGGCTCGTGCTTTTGATAAATACTATTAGTCTCATTAATTGCTTTGTTGAGTGTGGATGTGCCGTAAGTCGTTTTCCCGCGTCTCTCATCCCACTTACTTCGCATTAGGCTGGATTGACGAAAAATACTATCCATTTTGCTAAAATCTCTACCAGTCCAAAACGCTAAATCATTAGCAAACGCTAAATCAGCTTCGGATTGTGAAGGATAAAATTCAGGCCAACCACCACGCATAAATAGTTTAAACCGTTTGCCTGAACTCGATTCTTCTGCCCGTTGAATAATTTCATCTTCATTAAGATTATTGCCCTTTTGATTATTCACATTTGGTAAATTCACGACGTTGTTGGAATGCAGATATTTGTCATAGAGAAATTTTAGCTGTGATTCTTTCGGGCTATTAATCGTACGAATATTACCCAATAGATTGCCTGTCATAGCAAAGAAACGTCCGGTTTCATACATTTCTACATTAGCTTTGCGCCGCCTGTCACCCGGTATTTTTCCCTTCACAATAATGTGAATACCTGCACCTGATAAACTAGTTTCAGTATATGAATTAGTTAGTCCCATAAATTCTTGGACTTCATTATCTTCTTTATCGCCCTGTTTCCAGCGCTCAATATCATTTGGAATGTGATCCACATCAATGCCAACGTATGGAGCTTTGAAGTAAAATCCTAAACCGTCCATTTGATAAGTTGTGAGTGCTTTTAAAGCAGTTTTGAAGTCTGTCCATTTGGTGGGATCATTTGATTTGCCATCCCCACCATCCACAGCATTATGTGGAATTTTTGTATATTTATTTTTGTTTGGTTGCCATATTTTTCGGAACAACCCCCATTGCTTTAGGGGCTTAAGCTCATCTGGAATAAGTTCATATCGCACATCTATGCCTCCGTAAATTTAAAATGGAATGTCAGATTCATCTATACTAATGTCTTCCTTGCTATCGAATGGATTATCAGTTGGCTTTTCTAGATTTTTAAATTTATGGTTAACTTCTGGATAGGCTGTTTCACTGATATTCCATGGCGCAACTCGATTAACTTTTTTAGTATTGCCATTGTATGTGTTGTCTTCATTCTTGATATAAGCTTGCACTGGTTTGCCTGTGATTGCTTTGGCAAAGTCTTCCACAGAGTTTAAAACTGTTCCCTCTGGTACTTTCACTGCGTCTAGAATGTATTGAAATGAATCGGTATCATATTGGTTGGTATTCTTACGTTTCCAATTGTCCATAAATACGTGGCGATTATGATACTTAGCATTTGTCTCTGCTAACGTGGGCACTTTATCCAGATCATTACGAATTAATAAATCTAGCTGTAAGGATTCTGCACCGTTCTTAGTTGCTTGCTCTTGTGCTTTATTAATTAATACTTCATATGTGCCTGTTGGAATTGCCTCGAATGAGTTTTCCTGATTGTTTGAATAATCTGCTGTTAAAAATGACATATTAATTGATCTCCTTTATTAATTAAGATATTTTTGTTCGGCTGTTTTGCGTGCTGCAATTGCTTCTTCTTGAGTTAAGAAATGTCCAAGGTATTTTTGCTTGCCATTAATCTTAATCCGGGCTTCCCATTTGTTGCTTGGTTTTCTAAAGTTAGTTCCTGCGCCTTCATGCTTATGGGCTTCACGATTGGCAATACTTCTAGGAATTCCTGTTAATTTTCCAGAAATAATATTTTTTAGCGTTCTTTCTTGAAATTCATTTGTTATTAAATTTTTTACAAGTACTCTTTTATGATTTTCAGGAACATAATCTATAATTAAGAAATTGCCTATTTTTTTGCCTCGATAGTCTTTTCTAATTGCGCCTTTGCCCCCTTTTTTTTCTATTTCGACTTGTCCATATTCTTTTTCCCACTTTTTTCTTAGCTCAATTGCTTCTTGTTCTGTGCTTAAACGCTTGCAAAAAGCAACACCTTTAGCTTTATTTTTATATTGTGCTATCCAATATTTCCTTTGCTTGCTTACTCCACGCATGCACTCACCCCATCATTCCCATTCTTTTAGCATTCATATATGCCCAACCTGGTTTATAACCGTGAGCTTTGGCTATTTTGTATAAATCCTCAACGTTTTTTGCGTCGCTAACTTTCATTTTTCCGTACTTAACATTCTTGTAGTCGGCAACCATTTTAAATTCACCAATCTTCTCGATTTTTGCATTTTTGTCTTCCTGCATTTCAGTTGCTTCAATTTCAAACTCAAATCCACAAAATGGACAAATCTTGCTTTGTGCCGGAACAACTCGAAAACATCTATCACATGTTTTAATTGCTGGTGCATCATCCTTACGACCATTTCTTTTTTTCTCTCTGTCGTCTAACGTCCAATCAAAATCATCATCAGGTAAGCCAAAACGTGAATAATTGGCAACGTGATCTATAATCGTGGCTACTTTACCGGGTTTATATCGCATTGATCGCATAGACTGCTGAACGAATAAAACTAATGAAGCTGTTGGCCTTAATAAAATAACCGTTGAACAGTCTGGCGAATTAAAACCTTCGCTAATCAAATCCACATTGCAGATTATTTTAATTTTTCCTGCTTTAAAATCAGTCATAATCTGTTCTCTCTTTGTGGAATGAGTTTTAGCATCAACGTGTCGTGCACTTATACCGGCTTGATTAAAGGAGTTCGCAACTATCTGTGAATATTCAACCGAATGTGCATATACGATAGCTTGCTGACCGTTAGCGACCTTTTTGTAGGTATTAATCACATCCCCAAAGATTGTTTTACCCACAGCTTCGTCCATAGACTTATTGGTATAGTCACCTGTGCTAGATTTTTTTAATTTATCTGAATTAACTAAATTGACTGAATAATATTTAAATGGTGCTAAATATTTATTGTTAATTAACCATTTAACAGACGGCCCCTTGACCATTGAATCATATACATCACGGAACCCTTTGCCATTCATACGCCAAGGTGTGGCCGTAAAACCAATTCTCGGCACATCTGAGTAATGCTTATATATATCACGGTAAGTCTTAGCCAAACTGTGATGTGTCTCATCAGTGATGATTAAGCTGGGTTTAGGAAGCCTGTCTAACCGGTTCTTAATCTTACCCACTGTCATAATTGTGCAGTGTGATAAGTCCACATTATTTTCTTTGAAAGAATCAGTAATTTGTTCCACCAATTCCTTGCGGTGTACCATAAACATCACATATCCGCCTTTTTTTACGGTTAATCTCGCAATTTCTGCAATCACAACTGACTTACCCGATCCCGCTGGCGATTGAATTAATACTGAATTCTTGCCGTTTGCTAATTCTTGCCTAGTTTGCTGGACTAGCTTTTTTTGATACGGGTGTAGCTCGTACATCTTTATCACCGCTCTTAAATAAATCCTCTTGTAAACAATTCTCTCGATTGTCAATTTGATTTTTACTAAACACTGAATCTGTAGGTGCTAATTGAAACCACCGTTTGCCAGATTTTGCTGATACGGATAACCGGCCAACTTGTAATGCTAATCCCAGCACATTATTTAATATTGGCTTTCTAATTTGCGGATATGAACGTGTAAATGTTTGACCAGATTCAGTTTGATAATCATCAGTCATTTCCCACGCTGTGATTACCACATTTTTATGCCAATTTTTCATAAACCTAATGGCATCTAATTCGAAAAACTGTAATTGCTGATAGTTTTGAATTCCGGGGACTCCATTGTTATTGCCTTTTTTTCCATATTCAGTTAACACAGCATTTTCTAATTCGGAAATATTATCCAAGACAAAGCTGTCATATTTATCAATTGCAGTGTCTTGAATCTCTTTAAGCAATGCTGGCAAGCTCTCTCGTGGATTATTAGGATCGTCAAGACTAACTATGTCGATATTGTTATCGCCTTTTAAAACGCTTGATGTGCCGTCTAAATCAATGAGTAATTTCTTGCCTGACATGTATTTAACTGTTGAAGTCTTGCCCATCCCCGGATTACCGAAAATAACTCGTAATGCTGGTGGTGCGACAATATCCGTTGCCTTTTTAATAATCATTTTTCCACCGCCTTAACTGCTAATCTGTCTGACCGTAATTCTGCTTTGTAAGGGATCATTTGACCTGTTTCCGCGTCCACAAGATTGCCGTATTTTGTTGGCTTAAACCGGCCATTAGCAATCATTTTTTTAATTTCGGCTGTGGAAGCCGTCTTATTGACTAACTTAGGATCAATTAGCTCTAAGGCTTTAACAATTTTATAGGGCTTGGTATCATCTGTTTTAGTCACATGCCACCAGGTTGCCTTAGCTGGATTAGCAGTTGCTCGGCTGTATCGCCATTGACTGGTTTGCAGCTTCTTATCGTCGCCCATATTACGGAGTTGAATAGAAACAGCTTGATCATATTCAGCTTGTAAGTTACTAATGGTAACTTTGATATTTTCAATTTGCTGCTTAGCTTTGCCAATTTGTTTAGTTAATTCGGTTTTATAATTTTCTAATTTGTCTAACTTATTCACGTGGATCACCGGCCAACTGTGCCATATATTCGTTGCGTGCTTTAACCGCTTTTTCCAAATCATTTTTAGCATCAATTGCAATTGGCTTGTATGGAAACATCCCATTAGCTAAACGGTTTAAAATTTTTCGTTCACCCACAGCTTGCGATAATTCTACTAAGTGTTTAATTTCTGATTTGTTCATCTTCTGCATCCCTTTCTAAAGCTTGCTCATCTTCATCATATTCAGAATATTCATCATTTTCTTCCTCATTTTCGAAATACGACTCAGCCTCGTCACCGTAAACTTGGTCGTCCATCTGTTGGATAGCATTCCGTTCTGCTTGCGTTACATTATTCATTTTTAGTCCTCCTCACGCTTTGTGTTATAATTCGTGTGTAATTTATTTTTGCTAGTCCACATTGCCGTGTGGGCTTTTTATTTTGTTTGAAACATTTACTCATCTCTTTCGGGTATAATTTAGTTATTCCAATTAATCGAGGTGATTTAAAATGCTGATTCAGAAAAAATTAGAAAATGAATATACACTTGGTGATCCTAAACCAGGGCAAACAATCACTTTAAACCTGCAATTAGGAGACAAATACGCAAATACCACTCCTACTGTGTACACAATTACAGATGACAAAACTAAAGGCTTAATTGAGAAATTTACGATTTATCCTGACGGGCTCGCCATTTTTAGTCGTCAAACGGCCTCAAGAATCACTGAATATACAAATGGAAATTTTGAGTTAGCTGACGACGGCGACTTTAAGCTAATCTCTTTTGAAAAATAGGGTTTTAACTTCGTCTGAATCAATCACACTAACAGTTGCGGTGCTATTACAAACTAGCAAAGTCGCATCAGTGTTTTCATCGTGTAACAAATATTTTCTTGTTTCATCTAAGTGTTCCTGGCTACCTTCAATAGCTTGGAGCACTTTTTCTATAGGCAAACTAACGTTAAGACTGTTATTACTACGCATCCCGATAAAAGTTTCCTTATCATTACCTTCGATCTCATCAATAGCCTCTGGATTAATATAGGATTTACCAATTTTCACTAACTTCATTTCTCGTCACTTCCCTTCGCTGCGCTAATCAAAACTATATAACCAATTAATATAATTATTCCGATTAGCCATAGCCACATTACTTGTTCCTCTGATTCAAGTAATATTCTTCTGAATCCTGCCAGATGATTCGGTTGTGACGTTGCTGCTCTTCTGTAATACCTGTGTCCTTGCCAGCTTTAAAACTGACTGCAATAATGCAAAATAAAATTAATCCCCAAAATGCTAAATTTCCAAAAATCGCCATAACCTATACCCCTTCTTCTTTTGCTAGCCATTCATCAATTTTTGACTTAACGAATCTTGTGGTGCTGTGACCCGGTAAACTCATTGCCGTTGTCCCAAAGCCCATATATTCGATTAATTGATTGATGGTGTCTTGCGAACCACCGTTACCAAACACATACCAAGACGCTTGCTTTTTATTCATTAATTTCGGAAAATTGGCATCTGGTGGACGTACGGTTACGTACCATTGGCTAATTTCGGTCATTGCCTTCGTCTCCCCCTATTTAATGTTTAAAACTTTATAAATCTTTTCGCGAATTGCTTTTGACTTAGGCGACATATCCCCGTGAATCGCACGATTTAACTGTTGTGGATTTTCTTTGATTAGATCAGACAATTCAACTTGTGTCATGTTTCTCTCCAAGAGCTCGATTTTAATCTTATTTTTGATTGCATTAGCTCCGGCCATCACAGCTTCTTCTGTCATAATCTTCACCTCTTTTTCTGTTATTTTTTTACCAAGTTATTGACAATATATTAGACCTAGTCTAATATAGGGGCATAACAAACAAACAAGTAAAACTCCTATATATCAACATTTTCTCGCCAAAGTAATGCTTTTAGGGCTTGTTTTTTTGTTGCTTAATTACTTGATGAATTAAATATAAGCCTAAGTCTAAAAATAGTCAAGTACTTTTTATACTTAGTCTAATATTTTTCGTCATAAATAAGGAGGATCCTTGATATGACGCCGTTAGACAGAATTAAAAAAGTTGCAAAAAAAAGAGGCTTTTCATTAACCCAAGTAAATAATAAGGCTCATTTGGGTACAAATACAATTTATTCATGGAAAACTAAAGAACCTAGTTATAACAATTTACAGGCCGTTGCAAAGGTTTTAGGAGTGTCTGTTGACTATTTGCTTGGGAAGCCAGAAAACAATGATAAGCAACCTAAACATACTGATTTACTAGATAAGGATGTGATTTTAGCGTTTGATGGCAAGGACATTTCCGAAAGTGAAAAGGAAAAAATACTGGATTATGCCCGCTATGTCCTTGTGCAAAAAGAGGCGAAGAAAAATAAATAATTCAGATGAAAATGAAATCGAAGATTATCTAACTAACTTAGCTACTAATAATGATATTGCCATTTGTGAAGCAGATGATCTGGAAAGCTCAACTCCTGATACTGCTATCACAAGCATCAAAGTAATTGTTATGAACATTAATTTTGCCACGTGTTCTAGTTACTTGTACCGATTATCACATGAGCTAAGTCACATATTATATGGAGATCAGGAGCTTCAAGGAGTTTATAACTTTTCAGAGTTTGGAAAACGAGGTGAGGAATTAAAAGCTCATCACAATGCCGTTAAATTATTATTGACTATAAAGCGCCCTAACAACGCAGCTAATTTCATGGACTTTTATCAAATTCCAGCTTGGCTGAGTGATTATGTAATTAAACAATTTTAAGTTTTAACGGAGGTTCTCAATTATGGCAAGTTATGAAAAACGTGGTAAAAAAACAAGAGTTATTGTGTCCGTTATGCAAAGAGGTGTTAGAACAAAAATAACTAAGACATTTAAAAAGGCAAGAGACGCAAAAGACTGGGCAACATTGATGGAAGCCGACAAAATAGGCAATCATCTGGTAATTGCATCCAAAATGACATTTTCTGACTATTTTAAAAAATGGTATACATTGTATAAAGCGCCAGAGCTTAGAGAATCCACTATGATAGCTTATGATAGCGACTATAAACGTATTAAGAAAATATACAAAGATACTAGACTATCTGAATTAACTACTGGTATTTTACAAAATGGAATAACTGAGTTTGGTAAAACACATAAGAAAGAAACAGTAGTCATGTTTGTTGCCAGAATAAAAGCGTCACTAAAAGATGCAAAGCTTGATGAATACATCGTAAAAGACATCTATTCACGGCTTAAAGCTACAGGCAAGCCTTCAACCGATAAAATAAAGGCTTTATCTGCACGCGATTTTAAAATCTTACAGAGCTGGTTATATGCACATACTGACAACCAAATTAATCGTTTTCTATTGGTTGCTATAGAAAGTGGTCTACGCGAGGGTGAGATAATAGCTTTACAACAAAAGGATATTAGTACTGCTTTCGATACCATCAGCGTGACAAAAACATGGTCTGAAGCCACTCATAAAATTGGTAAGCCGAAAACTAAGACTTCGAATAGAATAGTTTCCGTGACTTCTGATTTAATTAATGCTATTCAACCATTTTTTACAGCAGATCAAAATGCTAGGCCATTTAAAATCAGTCCGCTTACATTAAGATATAATTTCAAAAAGGTTTTAAAAAAGCTGAACTTGCCAGACTTAACAATTCATCAGCTTAGGCACTCACATGCTTCATACCTGTTATACAAGGGGCTTTCAATTGATTATGTGAGCAAACGTTTAGGACATTCAACTGTGGCAACTACACTGAAATATTATGCACACATGCTACCCGAAAAGGAGCTATCAGATAAGAATAAGATGCTCAATGTACTAAGTGTGTCCCCAAATGTCCCCAAAGTGTCCAAGAAAGCCCGTGGCTAG